CTTTTTGATCTTGTTCTGGTTTGACATATCACGCTTTCAATTGGTTGTAAAGAGCCATATTATGAACTCTGCGCCAAGAGCTGCTGCAGCGCATTTGCACCCCCGCCCACATCAGTTTGGCTGAGGGTCTGGCCTGCGTCAACCAGTTCGGTCGTTCGCATGGCGGCCTGTTCAGCAGCGGCAGCTTCAGCCTTTGCTTGGTTTTCCCCTGCGACCTGCTCGCGGGATTTCATATCCTTTGCAGGGACGCCGATGTTAGTGCCGTAGTTGCGAACGAGCTCTTCCCAATCAGGGACCGAAAGAACCTGCGGAGCAATGGAAGCCATGTTGCCGACAAGCTGGAGCCAGCGCTCGGTTGGTCCAACGCTTACAGCGCGCTGAGCAGTTGAGAGTATCGACACAAACTCGGTTTCAATAGAGGTGCCATCATCCAGCGCATCAGGCGGCTCAGGCAGAAGTCCGCGCCGTTCCATGATGGAGTAGATGCGGGCAATCGCCGGGGACAGCGCTTCCTTTTCAAAGCGATCCAACACCGAACCGAGAAGGACAAGTTTTTCCTCCCGACGAGCGTCGATTTCGGTCGCCGAGCGCACAGTGTCCAGCTGCGAAATCATACGGAACAGATCGTTGTGGAGGGTTTCGCGGATGCGAACTTGGACCTCGCGGATGTCCTCCGTCATTTCCTGTAGAGGCGGTTGAATTTGATAGAGGGGCTTGGCTCCGATTGAGTTTGCGCCAGCCACGTAAGTGATACCGTTTGGCATCAGGGCTGTCGGACGATGCTCAAGCTGAATGTCCGCAATGATCGGAGGGTTTACGACCTTGTCGATACCCTGCGCTTTCCGCTTTGTTTCCAGTTGCAGCTGAATGACATCGCCAAGCGCATCCATTGCCGGGCTGGTTCCGTAGGCGTCATTAGCCGTGACTTCCCAGCGTGCGAAGATGCCGGGCAGTTCATTGAAACCGGACTGTTGAAGAATAAAGCCCTGAGCCAGCGCGGCTTTCTCCCAATACGTCTCGCGGAAAGGGAATTTCGAGGGGACGGAGGTCTGTCCGTCAGCGTTCGGCTCGATCAGGTGAACGACATCATGCAACTTCAGCATATTCGCGCCGCCAGATTTATATGCTGCTTGCACCTGCGTTGAGCAGTTCTCCAGGCCAAAGCGCTGAACCAACTGCTTAACTGATTGTTTGAACTCCCGCGCAAAGGTGTCGATTTGCAGGCGGTAGCTTTGGCCGAAATAATATTCGCCAAGGGCGGGATTGTAGCAATGGATGACCTGATCCGAGTCCTCGTAGATGAGAGAAGCTGCGGAACCAAATGTGCAAAGATCGAGGTAGAGCGTGGCCATCGAAGAATAGAAATTACTCTCCGCCATCACGGTCAGCATTCGACGAGTGACCTCGTCCTCCCAGCGGGAAATTTCATTACTCTCGTGCTCAAAGCCGCCGACACGCAGCCGGAACCATGGGCGTGAAGGAGAGGTGATCCCATTCATCATTCCGGAGGCCAGGGTGCGCACGGCAAGGGTGCCAGTGCTGTCAAGGATGTGCGGGTTTTTGGCATTGTTTGCGCGACGGGACTCGTCACCGCTCATCAGCCAGACATACCGCTTCGGGAGGAAGTAATCCGCGATTTCGCGCCACAGCGTCCAGAAGGGGCGCCGGTCGCTTTGCAGCTCCGCAAGTGTGCCCTGCATCCGGCGGGACTCTTCTGGTTTGATTTTCATGTCAGCCGCCAATCAGAGAAGTGCGCTGGGTTTCCGGGCGGCGCTTGAGGCCTGCCGAAGATGTGCGAATGAGTGAGCCGGTGGCAGGGGCCAGGCCGATGTCCTCTGGGGATGCACCACCAGCAAGATCGACTGCGGACATCGCAGGATTGGCGGGGGCTGGCGCGGTTGGAATTTTTGGTTTAAGGAAGCCCATCAGTAATCTCCAGCATAGATGTTTTCGCGAGAAAACGGATTGTAGTCCTGTGCTATAACAGGTTTTTGCTTTTCTGTCAAGGTCGATGTTTCAATCTCAAACGAGGGATAGGCGAAGGTGCAGGCCAGCGCATCGGCCACGTTTGGCGAAGGGACTCCACGAGCACGCATTTCCTTCTTCGACTCGAGTTGGATTGCCTCTTTATTCGTCAGCGTGTAGGTGGGAGCGGTAAGTTCATCCACGAGAGTTACGTTCTCCCCCGCGAGGATGTTTGGGATCGAGCCAGTCTCGAGCCAGTCGCGCATGTTGCCCCAAATCTCAGCGCGTTTGTTCGCGTATTTCGTTCCCTCGCCTTGGAAGTTATCTGGCTTCGAGCCAAAGTCCACGCCGATCACAGGAATGCGCAGCTGCCGGAGGCGATCCACCACGCCGCCTCCGACGCCGCCTTCATCTACCATGCAGACCGTTGCACCATGGCGAAGAAAGGCTGCTGCTACACGTCCGGCAAATGTCATCAGGTCCAGGCCGGGGTAGACTTCAATCGGACGGGAAATCGCGTCCCTGCCGCAGCGCGGATAGATTACAGAGGGATCGTCGCCGAAGCGGCCAACGTCCACGCCGAGAACTACAGCGCCCGACTGCGAGGTGTATTCGCGCTCGACAGCGGCTGTTGCTTTATCAAAGGCGATGAAGCTTTCAGCGTCAACGCGGGGGAACAGGCCCCTGACGCGAACGCGAACAAAGTCGGAGTCCTCGCCGTAGTCAGCCACCCAGCGGGCGAGCTGGTCCTTGTTGCTGATAGTGACATCGCGGCTGTCGATTGCAGCGGAGCGCCAGCGATGCGCGAAACGGCCCCCGTCGAAACACTCGCGGAAGCGGCCCTTGTTACGAGTGGGGTTGCCAAACACAGCCCAAATGATTTGAGTATTCCGGTCGGTAAGTGCGCCCTCGGTAACCTCCCAAATAACATCGGGGATAGCCGAGCCCTCGTCGAAGATCACAAGGATGCGCTTGCCTTGGTTATGCAGGCCCGCGAAAGCTTCGGTGTTCCGCTCGCTCCAAGGAACCATGTCAATGCGCCAAGTCCGCTCATGTGCGGGGTCTTTCGCGAACAGCGCGGTTGCGGTCATAGCGAAGAAATCCCTTGCGATGAACATACGATGCCACTTGGCCACCTCAGCCCAGGTTTTGGTCTTGAGCTGGTTTTCGGTGTTCGCGGTGACAACGCCCTTTGTGTCCTCGAAAGTGCTGATGGCCCAAAGAATTATCCAAGCCACAAGGGCTGATTTGCCAATTCCGTGGCCGGAGGTTCGCGCAAGTTGGATCGCCTCTTCAAGCGTGAGAAGGCCATTGCCGAGGTCCATGAGGACTTGAATTTGCCAATCCTGCGGACCGGAAAATTCTTCCAATTCCCCAACCTCCCCCCAAGGAAACGCAAACAGCACAAAGCCGTAAGGGTCCGAGGAAAAGCTGGCAAGTTCTTCGATAAGATCAGTCATGCTAACGCCACTATGTTAGAGGCTGTTGTGCCGGTTGCTCGGATATATTGAGCACGAACGGAAAGGATAAATCCATCGGGAATATTTTGGAAAAGCACCGCTTCAACATCATCTGTTGCAATCAAAGTGATGTCTCCACCAACCCCGATGTAAAGAGCCTTGGGTAATGGGCGAAGCTCAATTAACTCATCACTGGGAGTTACAGAGTAAATCTTTCTTGACGGTGTCATCGGGGAAATGTTGTTGATTAGAGCTCGCATGGTTCACCATCTACTTTCATCATCAGGCCCAAAAGGTTTATTCCACCAACGAGAATACGTTTTCTTTTTGTTTCAAGACACTGCCGGAACTGTTCCCGTGACAGCAGCTACCGATCCGGTTGGCAGGTGGAACGCAACCAATGGCACATTCACACCACTTCTGCAGGCTACAGCAGGACTTCGTCCTCTTTACGGCATTGCAGGAAGCGGCTCGAAATACATTGACTTTGATGCTACAGATGACGCCTTGACCAGCGCTGTGCAGACATTCAACACAACTGATGAAAGCACCATCATCATCGGAATAAAATTCGATAGCTCGGTCGCTAGTGGTGTTATTGCAGGTGTCCGAGCTGGTTCCGGTTCCAGCACAGCAATACAGCGCGGAAACGTGGCGGGAACCGGGCGGATTGAATTTGCACATTCGGGTTCGATCTACCCTGGAACACGCCCCCAAGCGGACGGTTACACTGGCGCACAGACTCTTGTTGTTACCGCAAGAGGTGACATCAGCACTGACCTTGCGGAGATATACATCAACGGTGTTTTGGTTGACACTGACGCAGCGGATCAAGGGACAGGTAATCTTGGTAGCGGCACGATGCTGATGGGTAAATTGTTTGGATCGTCTCTGGACGGTCAGGTCTATGGCGCTCTTATCATCAACCGGCTTATCACTGCAGGCGAACGGGCCTCAGTTGAGGCGTATCTTGCTGGCAAGCTAGGCATCTGATTTATCTTGTCCTCGTAAAATTCAACTGCAGATATTAGAGACTTACCATCTACTTTCATCATCAGGCCCAAAAGGTTTATTCCACCAACGAGAATACGTTTTCTTTTTGTTTAGGGGTTTTCGCGATGGCTTATATTTCACACTTCCCCAATTCAGCATAAATTTACAAACACGCTCCGAAAGAGATTTGCGCATCGTGCGCCCGTTACGAAGGTCAAACACCAAGCGCGGATCGCCAGCGGCTATGCGGCCAAAAGCTGAAGGTGGCATTTCCGTATTCTT